CAGCGACACGATGGCCGACACCAGCCCAATGATGAAGTCCGTTGCCTGGATTAACGCCTGCACGAGCGGGGCGATCATGTCCATGATGCCTGCCGCAAGCGCAACTACGACCGCTAATACCGCGCCGATGACCACTGCCACCGCCTCAAACACCGGCATGAGCTTTAGTACCAGCGACTCCACACTCTGCCAGAGCTTGTCCATGGCAGCCTTGACTGGGGCAAGATAGCCTTTCATTTTGGCGAGGACATTTCCGAACACAACCTGCACTTTCTGAAAGGCTGCCGTGATCTGCGCCCAGATGCCGTTAATCTTATCCCGAAACGCGGCGTTCGTCTTGTAAAGCCGCATCATCACGGCGATCACGACCCCGATCACCGCCGCGATGATGCCCACCGGCCCTGTCAGCGCTTTGAACGCAATACTGAGCGCCCCGGTGGCGTTCTTGGCACCGCCCAGAATCTTGAACAGGGGACCAAATACCTTCATGAGGCTGCCCACGCCGGTAGTCAATTTTCCGAACACCAACAGCGCGGGCCCAACCACAGCGGCGATGGCCGCAATCTTGATAATCATATCCTGCGTTTTAGGAGATAAGGCCGCAAATCGATTGGCGAGTTCTGTGATCTTCTCCGCAGCAAGCTTGATATACGGAGCCAAACGCTCACCAAAAGCAATCGCCACGCCTTCCACCGCCGATTGCAGCTCGCGGAACGCACCGCCGATGCCGCTCTCCATGGTGGCCGCCATCTGAGCTGCCGCGCCATCGCTGTTTTCGATGTAACCGGACAGCTCGTCAAAACGCGCGCCGCTGTTGGCTAGAAGCGCGTTAACCGCTTTCAAATCGGTTTTGTTAAACAGCGTGTTGAGCAAGTTGGTCTTCTGTTTTTGCGACATATCGCCCATGACGCCGTTGAGGTCGTTCAGGATGTCGTTCATTGGGCGCATATCGCCCTGCGCGTCGTAGACATTCAGGCCGAGCTTTTTCATGCGCTTGGCTGCCTGATCGGTCGGCGCGGTCAGCGAGAGAATCACGTTACGGAGCGCAGTACCGCCCTCTGCGCCTTTAATGCCGTTGTCAGCGAGGATACCCAGCCCTGTGGCCAGCTCCACCGTTCCGCCCGCAAGGTTCTTCGCCGTGCCGCCCACGGTCAGGATCGCTTCGCCCAACTGACCCACATTGGTGTTGGATTTCTGAGCGGCGACCGCCAGCTGATCAGAAAACGTGCCCAGATCGCTCATTTGCAGGCCGAGCGCGGACATGGCGTCGGTGGCGAGGTCAGAGGCATACGCCAGATCCAGCCCGCCGGACTGCGCGAGATTGAGCACATCCGGCAGGGCTTCGCAGGCCTGTTCCGCCGTGTACCCGGCCATAGCCAAGTAGTTGAGTGCATCGGCGGCATCGGAAGCCGTATACTTGGTGGTCGCGCCCATTTCCTTGGCGGTGGCCGAGAGGAGTGCGATGGATTTATCCGCTTCCACCGATGACCCTGCCACCAGACCCATGGTCGCCTGCACCTGCTTCATGCTATCGTCAAAGCTGGTAAAGGTGGTAATGCAAGCGATACCCAACGCGATCACCGGGGCGGTGACCCTTGCGGTAAGCTGCGTACCCGTTTCGGATATCTTTTTACCGACGGACTGCAGTCGTGCGCCTACGTTTTCCAGATTGACCCCGAACTGATAAAACCCGTTCTTGTTAAGCTTGATCTGCTCATTGACGAGCTTCAGCGCCTGTTCGGTCTGGGTGAGCTTTTGCCGTGCTTCTTCCAGCTTGGCAGCCAGCTTCTTTGTTTCCTCGGCATCCGCGCCCTTAGCGGTTTTGCTGGCTTCGTAGGCGCGTTCAAGCTCCGAAACCCGCTCTTTTTGCAGGTTCAGGCGCTCGGTGAGGGTATCCGCCGATACCTTGAGCTTTTCTGTGACCTTTTTGAAGCTGGTGAGCCCCGTGGCCGCACTCATGCAGGAGGCCTGCACCTTAGTCATCTGGGCTTCGAATTTCTCCAAGCTGTTCTCAAAACGGCTGCTGTCGAGCGACAATCGGACGATCAGGTCGCCCAGTTCCTTGGCCACGCGGGGTCACCTCCTTCTCGGTGTTCCTTGGGTACGGTGATTATCCAGATGACAGTGGAACACCGCGTGCAGCTTGCGCAGGGTACACCGCCAGAAAATCCGCTCGGTCATACCCAGCACTACAGTCCCAATGTAATACAGCAGCACCCAGTCGAGGCTTTCGCCCGTACCGGGTGCCGCCGTATCCGCAAAGGAATCCCATAGCGCTTTTAGCGAGGGTCCGTCGCCACGGCTTCCTGCGCGGGAACCGCGCCTGTTTCGGCGGGCATGGCGTTCATCAGCGCCTGCGTGATCGATTCCATCAAGGCTTCCAGGTTGCCCAGCGTCACCATGCTGCCGACCTGTCGCTCGGTCAGCTTCGCATCCTCATGCAAAAGACCCGCCCACAGCAGCGTTCGCGCCGCTTTGAGCGAGCCTTTCTGCATCGCGTCAAACGCCTTGTCCATGGAGCCGAAGCGCTCCTCCAGTTCCGCAAAGGCGTTCAGGTCGAACAGCAGCGTGCGGGGCTTGTCCAGTTCGATCGGGATCCGCACCTCGCGGATATCGTGCAAAGCCATATGATATCCTCCTTACGCTCCAGAAGCCGGGATGTCCGGGTACACGCCCTTGAACCAGTCGGCGGCCTTTGTGAAGCCGGGGTCGGTCGAATCGGCGATGATCTGCCAGTTGCCGTCGTACTCGCGCTTGATGAACGTGCCGGAGAGTTTGGGCTGCCGCCACGCGGGGGCGTCGGTCGCGGTATTGTACTCGTCCTCCACCAGCGCGAACTTGCCCTTGTACAGCCAGACAAACCGAAACTGCCCCTGCTGGGGCTGGCTCATGAAGCCAATGGCCAAGAACGGCGGCTCATCTCCGGCGTTCTGGGTCATGACCCCCGCCTGGTAACTGTGCCCCAGCAGCGCGGCCTGCGCGCTCAGCGGGAGCGCCGCCAACTCGATTTCCAGCGTGATATCTCCCAGCGCCGACGCGATGTCAAACACGCCATCATCCGCCCAGAGTTTCTCCTGACTGGACGCGGGGCTGACTTTCGCGGATACCGCGCCCACCAACGGCTTGGGCAGCGCGTAGACTGCGCCTGCCGCCGTATCGCTGGTAAGGAGAGCATAGTGGATGTTGCGAAGCGACTGCCTTTGTGCCGTAACTACTGTCATATTGAATCCTCCTTCTTACTGCCACGGAAAGGGCAGCGGTACTTTAATCGTATAGGTGACCGATTTCACGTAGATGTCGATCTCCGGCAGGTAATCATCCTGCACCTGCGCGCCACGCTGGAAACCCAGCAACCGCATGGCGTTGTGCAATGCGGTGTTGACCTGGTAAAGGACGTTTTCCCGCGCGTAGAGATCGATGCGGAAGGTGACCGCCTCTTCCAGCGGCAGGTCATCCGCAAAGCGGGTGTATTCCCGACCCGACTCAAAAACCGCCAGCCGGGGAAACACCTCCGCTTCCGGGGCTAGAATCTGGTAGATAGCGGGATGCTCGTAAGGGTCTGTGGCCAGCAATGCGATCAGATCAGTACATTCCAGCAAATTGTCCACCAGTGTTGACGCGTCCAGGAAAAACACCTCACAGTCCCAGTTCGTTTCTCAGTTCTGTGGCGACGGCGTCCAGCACTTCCGCCTCTTTGGCGGAGGCGCTTTCGTTGATGAATTTCTGCGCTTTTTGCTTTACCGTGCCGTACTCGACATATTTCCAGTAGTAACTGGGGCCGTTGGCACCGCCTTCGACTGTCACGCCGGATACGTTTTTCGCGGTGATCTTGGTGGCGGTCAGCACATCCGCCAGATGCCGGGGGCTGCGTCCGCGCGTGGTTGGATGCCCCTCGGTGCGCGGCGCGCGCACCTTCGCCTCGGCGGTGATGATGCGCGCCCCTTTGAGTAGAGCACTGTTCACTGCTTTTTTCGCGTCCTGCCCCAATGCGGCAGCCTGCTTGGCAAGCGCGCCTAGTCCCTCAAGCCGCAGGCTGCCCATCTGTTACGCTCCTTGTTAGGATTTCCAGCTTGCTGTGGCGACTGTCCACATCCAGTACGGAGGTGATGTCGCAGAGCTTCCCTTCCAACAGGATACGCATGGTGGGTAAGACGTCGTTTCGATACCGGATGGTGAAGCGCACCTCATTCTCCCGATTGACCGCCGCTGCCTGCCAGAATTCCCGGCCGGAGAGCGGCTCAACCTTGCACCAACAGGTGAAGACAGTGATCCAATGCGTTGTGGAAACACCGCTTTTGACCTGAACTTGCTTTTGTAGAAACACGGCGCGGTGGCGCAGTTCCCCAGCGTGGACGATGGGCTCATTTTGCTTACGCATCTACACACCTCCCTCAGAACAGCTTGCTCACATCCCGATATGGCCACAGTAGCGAATGAAAGGCTTGCAGCATGGCTTCATACGCGTCCTTGTCGCTGACCTCGCGATAGGCGTACAGATGGCCTGCCATGAGCAGGAGGGCGAGCCGGACAGGCTCGGGTGTTTCCTCCGAAAAGGAGCGACCGCAGAAATCCTCTGCGGTCGCCTGCGCCATGGTCAACAGCGATTGGAGATAGGCATCTTCGGCATCATGCTCAATGCGCAGATGTGTTTTGAACGCTTCCAGCATTGCCGATCAGCTCGCTTTCTGCTGAAGCACCTTGACCGCCTCGGGCAGGATCAGTTTTCCGTCCACGCGCTCGGAGGCGAGGAAGCCCACCTGACCGGTCGGCGCGTACAGCTCGTTCAGGCGCTTGAAGGAACGGCCTTCACGGTCAGCCACCCAGTAGTAACCCAGATCCCCAAACAGGATGCTCTTGGCGCCACCGGCGATCGTGGGCATAAAGGCGCTGGTATACACGGGACGGTTGAGGATGGTATCCGGCGCGCCTGCCGTGACGCTGGGCTGCCAGATATAGTCGCCGCTTGCGTTCTTGAGCTTGCGCAGCGCCTTGACCGTCGCGTCATTCATGAGGAAATTGGCGTTGCGGCGGTAAGGCGAGCGAAGTGCGTAAAAGAGATCCATGACCTCGTCCATGGTGATAGCGGTCGCGCCCGCCGTAGTGACGCCCAGCTCCGCGCCGCCGGTGGCGTTCAAGATGCCCGTGGGCTTGCCGGTGCCGTTGCCGGTGAAGAAGGCTTCCTCCTCGGCAGCGCCGATGCGACGGGCAAACTCCGTGGCGATGTAGGCGGCGATGTCGAACACGCCGTCGTTGAGCAGCTCTTCGCTCACCTTGATCATGGTCGCCAGCTTGTAGGCGCCGATGGACACCAAACCGAAGGTATCGTCGCTCTCCGGGTAGGCGGCCTCCTCGTCAATCCACGACGCCGTGCCCTTGCTGGCCACAACGGGGATTTTGCGGTCGCCCGAACTGGTGGTAATCACATGCGCCAACTGACGGAAAATGTTCTGCTCCTGCAGGGCGTCCAGTAGCGTACGCTGGAACTCATCCGGGGCAAGGAAACCACCGTGATCGTCCTGCCCGATCTTGAGGGCGTTGTACACCTCGTGGCTCACGCTCTTGTTGCGCATGAGTGCCCAGAAAGAGCGAGTGTACTCGTCGGATGCGCGACCATCTCTGGCTTTGCCGCCTGCGGCAGGCTGATTGGTGATGGGGCTGGTCGTGGGCTGGGTAAGCTCCCGGTCAAGGTTTGCCTGCCGTTCCAGACGGTCGATTTCTTTGCCGAGGCTAACCACGTCGGCCTCCATTTTTTCATACGTGGCGACATCCTCGGCGGAGAGCAGGCCGTCCGTGCCGCGCTTGGTGTCCAGAAACGCCTTGGCGGCGTCCCATGCCTTGGCGCGCTTTTCGCGCAGGGTCAAAATCTGATTCATGTGTACCTCCATCTTTCGTCCTGTTACTTTAAAAGCGCCAGCCTCTTGTCGAGGTCTGACGCTTTTGTTTTGGGCTGTTCCGGTATGGCTGGGGGCTTGGGAATCTGGGCGCGGAGCTTATCCAGCAGGCTGTTGGTGACCGCACGGCGGGAGAACGCGAAGCTATCCTCCACAGGCTCGGCATGCGCATCTGGCTGGAACATGATTTCATCGCAGAAACCAAGCTCCAGCGCCTTGTTGGCGTTCATCCACGTCTCCGAATCCATGAGGTTGGAGAGCTTCGTGCGCGAAAGCCCGGTTTTGATGGCATACGCGTTGATGATGGACTCCTTCACCTCATCCAGCAACTGGATGGCCTTGCGCATCTCTTCGCTGTCACCCATGGCGACGGTTAAGGGGTTGTGGATCATGAGCAGGGAAGTCGGCGACATGAGCACGCGCGTACCCGCCATGGCGATCACCGAAGCGGCGCTGGCGGCGATGCCATCGATCTTCACCGTCACATCATGGGGGTATTCCATGAGCATGTTGTAGATCTGGGCGGCCGCGACACAATCGCCGCCGACTGAGTTGATCCAGACGGTGATCGGTCCGCTGCCAGAGGTCAAATCGGCCTTGAAGGCGGCGGGGGTCACTTCATCTGAAAACCAACTCTCCTCCGCGATCACACCGTTCAGATACAGCGTCCGCGATTCCGGTTCGGTTTCATCCCGTACCCAATTCCAGAAAACCTTGTTTTTCATTGGGCTCCTCCTTGTGTTTTCGTTGTGTAGCTTGCTTTACAGGGCTTTCCGTGCCTGCGAACGCGCCTGCCTGGACTAATTTGGTCATACTCCCGTTCACGAGGAACAAGTCGCCACCTTCAGAGGCCGGGATGCGGTTCATGTCCTCCAGCTCGCGGATATCGTTTGCGGAGAGCCACCCGTTCTGTCTGCCGGTGGCATAACCGGTCATACGGCTGGCGTAATCGCCGCGCAACAGCCCGTCCAGGTTGAAACGGATGAAGATGTCACTTTTTTCGGAGGGCAGTAACAACGCTTGACACAGCGACTGTTCCCAGCGCACCACCCAGGGGTCGAGCGTAAATTTGACAAATTCCAGCGACTGCTGTTCGATATTCGAAAAACTGGACTTCTCCAAATCGCCGACCATGTGGGGCGGCACGCGGAAGATGCGGGCGATTTCATTGATCTGGAACTTGCGTGTTTCCAAAAACTGCGCTTGCTCTGGGGGGATGCCAATCGCTTGGAAGTGCATATTTTCTTCCAGCACTGCAATCCTATGGGCGTTCCCACTGCCCTGATATGCCGCGTTCCAGCTATCTTTAACCCGTTGCACATCCTTGATAACGCCTGGATGTTCGAGCACGCCGCCGGGGTTGGCGCCATTGGCAAAGAAGCTCGCGCCGTACTCTTCCGTGGCCAGCGCCATGCCGATGGCATTCTTGGCCATGGCAATCGGACTGTAGCCAATCAAGCCGTCAAAGCCAAGACCGGGGATATGGAGAACCTCGTCCTTGCGCAGCGTGATATAGCCGCCCTTGGGTTTAAGCCCACTTTCGTCCACATCCCGATTATAGGTGTAGCGCAGTTCGCCGTTTGGCGCGCGGCTCACATCCATCTTGTTGGGCAGCAGCGGGTACAGCGCGACAGGTTGCCCCCGGCCGTTTCGGACGATCTGCGCATAGGCGTTGCCCCAAAGCAAAAGATGACTCATGAGTGTTTCCCTGAACACAAATGAAGTCATCTCGGGATTGGGTTCGTTGTGGAGCAGGTTATACAGGGGGTGTTGCGGGTATCGCTCCTTGCTTAAGTCAGGGCGGTACTGATACACATGCAGCGGCAGCCCGGCAATCGTTTCGGCTAGGATTCGGACACAAGCGTACACCGCCGTTATTTGAAGCGCGGTATGTTCATTGACCGTTTTGCCGGAGGTCGTGCCGCCGAACAGGAAGGAAAACGCGCTGCCCAGGCTATTTTTGGGCTTATCGCGGGAGTGAAAGCCAAATAGCGTGCCTAACATGTTCATAACACCAACAACCCCCTCTCGTTATAAATGCTTTCGATGCCGCCGCCGCCGCAACGTATCGCCCGATCCAGCGCCATGATGGTCGCTACCGCGCCGTCGATCTTCTCCGTGGATTTTTCCTTGTCCGGCTTGATGTTGCCAGCCGGGTCGGTGCGCACATAGATGCTGTCCATCATCCACCGAAGCACCGGATGCCCGCCGTGCGCGAGCTTCTGTTCCAACGTCAGCTTCATCAGTTCCTTGGTCGGCGGCGACATGTCCTTGAAACCTTGACCGAACGGCACGACCGTAAAGCCCAATCCCTCAAGGTTTTGTACCATCTGCACAGCGCCCCAGCGGTCAAAAGCGATTTCCCGAATGTTGAAGCGCGTGCCCAGTTCCTCGATGAACTTTTCAATGAAGCCGTAATGTACAACGTTTCCTTCCGTGGTCAGGAGAAACCCTTGTTTTTCCCATAGCTCGTACTGTACATGGTCACGGCGAACACGAAGGTCGATATTCTCTTCCGGAATCCAGAAGAAGGGCAGCACCTCGTACTTGCCGTCCGCATCCTCCGGCGGAAACACCAGCACAAAGGCAGTCACGTCGGTCGTGCTTGAAAGGTCAAGCCCGCCATAGCAGACGCGACCTGAAAGACGTTCCAGATCGACAGGAAACGCACAGGTGTCCCACTTGGCCATCGGCATCCAGCGCACCGCCTGTTTGACCCATTGGTTAAGGCGAAGCTGCCTGAAACTGTTCTCCTCAGCGGGATTCTGCTTGGCGCTCTCGCAGGCATCCTTCACCTTATCGATGGATACCGTGATACCCAGCGAGGGATTGGCTTTCTTCCAAACTTTGGGATCCGTCCAATCGTCTTCCTCCTTGGCGCCGTAAATGACAGGATAAAACGTGGGGTCGTGTTTTCGGCCTTCGAGGATATCAAGCGCCTTCTGGTGGGTTTCGTAGCAAATGCTTTGCGTATCCGTGCCTGCTGTGGTAATAAGGAAGTAGAGCGGCTGTGTGCGCGCGTCGCCGGAACCCTTGGTCATCACGTCAAAGAGCTTTCGGTTGGGCTGGGTGTGAAGCTCGTCGAACACCACGCCATGGATGTTGAAGCCATGCTTAGAGTAGGCTTCTGCTGAAAGCACCTGATAGAAGCTGTTGGTGGGCAGATAGATGATCCGCTTTGTGGAGGCAAGGATTTTAACCCGTTTGGAGAGCGCCGGGCACATGCGCACCATGTCGGCAGCCACCTCGAACACAATAGAAGCCTGTTGTCGGTCAGCGGCGCAGCCGTACACCTCGGCACGCTCCTCGCCGTCGCCGCAGGTCAGGAGCAAGGCAATGGCGGCGGCTAGCTCGGAATTATGCGTCTGTAAACACGAACGTCCAATCAAGTATCGGTGGGATGGGCTGCTGACTTGGATGCATTGCATGCCCCGGTTTACGATCGGCTCGATTGAATTGATGTAGCGGTAATGGCTTCGCGTTCGGGGGTTGCGTGCCACCGACTGGCTTTTCTTTCTGTGCATCCCTGATACCGGCGTATCCTTGAACGCGGTAAACTTGACATAGTATAGCGTTTCACCGGTTGCGATCCGTCCGCATTCCGCACTTGGTAAGTTCCAGTCGACCCTCTGTGTGGAAACCGCTGTTTCGATCGCGTTTTTGATGCCGAGGCTCCACAGCAATTCGCTGACGCTTTCCGCAAGCCCGCGCTCGGTAGATGAATAGATCGCTTGCCCTTTACGATTGCTGATCGCGCCGTCTGAATCCATTAAGCCTTGCAGCAAGCGCAGTCGTTGCGTCTTGCTCGCGCGCAGGTAGGCGACGGGAATCACTTTATCACGAAAACTGCCAAGCAATGCGCAGCGAAGAGCCGGTATCCGGAAAACCAGACTATCTCCCGTGTTCTGCCACACACTGCTGATTGCGTGGAAAGGCAGGATGTGTCTCAAAACAGCGGCGACATCGCCGGTCTTTACGGTGATCTCCGGCTTGACCGCATTTCCGTTCCCAAGCCAATAGCCGAACAAATACGGCTCCACCGTTAAGTCTGCGTCCGGCACTTCAAGCGCCCCCGCCAATGGAATCCGAAAGCGAAAGCACCCTTTGTCACGAGGCACGCTTGCCAACTCGCCTGTTGTTAGAACACAGGGTTTGTTTTTACCGCGCGTATACTCACCGAACCACTGATGGTTTTCACCTGCTTCAATGACCTCACCGTCTTTGAAGGTGATACGGTATGCGCGTTCGGCATAGTCCACTGCGCTTTTGGCAACAACGCGGCAGGGCTTGCCACGCTCATCGAAAACAACGTCGCCGACGGCGATCGCGCCCATTGTTGAAAAGCCATCCGGCGTGGGGATTGGCGTATCCAGCGCCACTTGTTTGCCCATCTTTTTCGGGATTTCCACATAGGCAGTGTTGAACTGCCTGTAGCCGTTGGGCTTCAGGATACCGAACACATCGCGGATGATCTGCTCCTGCCAGTCGATCAGTTCAAAGGGCTTGCCTGCCCAACTGCCTTTCGTGTGCGCCAGCGCTTCGATGAAGGATACAGCGTAATCGGCAGCGGGTTGACTGTACTGTGAAGTCTTGGCCATGAAGGCGGTGGGCTTATACTTTTTCAGCTTTCGGATCATGCCCACCCCTTTCCAGCGTTAAAGAAAAAGAGCCTCATGAAGAAGCTCTTAAAGGGCAATGGTATTACTGTTCAATCGGCAGTACCTGTGTTATCATAGAGGCGAATTTCATCCTCTCCGAATACCACGCCGAGCGTGGAGCCGTTGTCCCATCTGCAAAACAGAGTTCCGGCATCGTCAATGAATTCAACGGTGCCAAGATCGCCCGGCCGCAGCTTGGTGTAGGTATCGTTCATACGGACAAGTACCACGCGTGTGCCCTGTGGATATTGTTTGCGGAGAGCCATGACGGTTTCTTTCGACGGAAGCTTACTCATCCACCGTCACCTCCTGCTTGCTGGGCGCTCCGTTCTTGAACGCACTGTTGCCAGCGAGGTTTCTAAGCAAGATTTTTCTCGCAACACGGTATTCATCACCCACAAACCCAAGCCTGATCAGGAAAACGCGGAACGCGAACTTCCCATTTTCCACGGGCTTTTCTTTGGCGGTGACGCGCTTTTGTAGCTTCGCAGCCGCGCACAGCTTTTCGACCAGCAGGGTGTAGGCTTTGACCTTATCGCCATTGTCTTGGGCGTTACCCTCTAAGAAAAACCATGGGAACCTGAGGGTATCGGCGGTTTGCTGAATCGGCAAGGATTCAGCCCCAAGCGCTGTTCGGAGCAGGCTTTCCTTCGCTTTGATCAGCTTGATGAGGTTTTCCAGCTTGTCAGGCGTGAAGCCCGTCAATGGAACCTCGATTACCAAGTCGTTGCCTTCCGGCTGGGCGTAGGCGGGTGGCTCCTGCTCGTCATGGTAGGGGCTGACCTTGCCGCCCAAGGCTGCCGTCTCTGGTATCGCCAAATCGTCAGGAACCATTATCTCAGCCAAAGGCATCGTGTCGTATTCCTCCTGTTCAGCCTTGAAATCGTGCAAACCCAGTAGGTCGGCGATCAGACCGCGGTTGTCAGCGCCTTCCAGCGTTCCAGCCTTGTCGATCTGGTAGCCACCGACCTCGTAGGCGAAGGTTGGAGCGCCCCGGTAATGGGTGGGCTGGTTCAATTCCTCGGAAATGGCGGCAACCAGGGCTTTGCGGGCGGCGCCGGAAAGGTTGTAGTGAATCCTCATGGTAAGCATCCTCCTTGTTCTTGGGTGCTTACATACATCACTCCGCTGGCTTTAAAATGCAAGCGGTATCAAGGGTTTTCACACTATTTTCTGCTGCTCCGTCGCAACCAGCTCGGTGATACCGCGAAGCGTAAAACATACACAGGGTAAAGCGACACCATTGCCCCAAAGCTTGTATTCGGCGGCATCGGAGTAGGGGTTTTTCAGCCATTTGATGATCTGCTTCCTGCTCTTTGGCTTTTCGGCCACGCCCATAATCCGGCGGTGGGTTTCAAACACCTGCGCCCACCACGTAATCTCGTCCTCTGTGGGAGTCGGGGTTTCAAGCCCTGCGCACCAATCGTCCGGGAAACCCTGCAGTTTCGCACACTCCGAAGGGGTCAGCCTGCGCACGGTATAGCGCTGTCTGCCTACGATCGGCGGGTCTTTGTAGTCCCTTGCCTGCAGGCAGGGAGACTGTTCGCGGCAAACATGCGTGAATTCGCCGGTAGTCATCGTGTAGGCAACAGATGCGTTATCCTCTTTGGGCACTGTTGACTGAGCGCAAATGGCGATACCGCCCTGGCGACAACTTGGGTTGCCACCGCCCCGGTCGATCGTTCTGGCGGTCTGCGCTTCGTAGAAACCGACGAGGGGATTATCGGACTTCATCCCTTCGGAATCCATCGACCCGATACCAAAAGCAACGGGGGTATGGTCAATGACGACCGCCGTCTGGTTATCCCCAGCGTCCGCGCGAAGCGTTCCGGCGTGCTCCGTCCAGCAGTGCCCGCCTAAACGGGAGGCTGCTCCGGGTTCGAAAGCGACTGCTGTTCCAGCGCGATTCGCAGGATGTCCGGCAGACGTTTCCCCCGCAAGGAAGCCCGACGCAAAATTCCTTGACACGCCTTCGCGCTCAAATAGAATCTCGCCGGCACACTCGCTTCCAAAATCTGCGACAAGGTAGATTCTCTTACGACGCTGGGGCACTCCCCAAAATTGAGCGTCGAGTGTTCGCCACGCGATAGACCATCCGTCGCCCACGATCTCTCCGGCTCGTTGCCACTTGCCTTTTTCAGGCAGAGGGATTGAAACTTCTGCTTCGGATATTCTTGCCAACGCTTCGAGCACAAGCCGGAAGTCGTTCCCCCCGTGGCTACTGTAAGCCCCTGGCACGTTTTCCCAAACAGCGTAAGCTGGGTATGCTCCATTTGTCGTTTCCCTCATTTCGCGTATGATTCTGATTGCTTCAAAGAACAGGCTTGACCGTTCCCCTGCTTCGATACCCTTCTGATTCCCAGCAACAGACAAATCTTGGCATGGAGAACCGAAGGTGATTATGTCAACCGGCTCGACGTTCCCGCCGTTGATCTGCGTGATGCTTCCAAGGTGTTTCATATCTGGGAAGCGTGCGGTCGTAACGGCGATTGGATACGGTTCTATCTCTGATGCCCACACAGGTTCTATTCCGTTAAGTATCCCAGCCAACGGAAAACCCCCGCTTCCATCAAACAAACTCCCTAATTTCACGTTCTTTCTCCTTCTTTCAAT